TTTTGCCATGTGAGAATATATCTCAGGTAAGAGGTTACTTAAACTTTCTTGCACCTGGAAATCCTCCAAATGGTAATACTAGTTCACTATTCTTTGTAGCTTTACCTGTACTACTTGCAGTTCCTGAATTAATTGGGTCGAATCCAAATCTACAGGAACAAGAGGATAATCTTTTTCCACATAAGTCTCCTCTTTCCCAGAAATCATTAAATCCTGGTGCGACTTGAGTTCCTCCAGACGCTTGTGTTCTTTTTGCTTTCCAAATCTGATTATTGTGCAATACATAATCATTAAATCTATCATCGCTATATGCATAGTATGCATTTGAGTTTGCATATGTAGTATGAACTCTTACTCTACTCCAAGCACTATTATTATCTGCAGGAGTATCTGTTGTATCTGACACAGCTTGCCAATAATGAGTTAAATTACCTGTTGTAGATGTATCAAATGAGCCATCTGCTTTTAATCTATAAACTCCACCAGCTGCTCCATTTGAATAAGCTGTGGTAGTTTTATAATAACCATTTGCAGTTGCACTACTACTAAATGTAGTAAAACTTGTTGTTGAAACTACAATGTATTCATCATCTATATTCACATAAACTGTATAAGTCGTTCCATCTATATTATATTTACCTTGATCATGCCAAATACAACCACCTCTTTGATTTGCTGCTGACCTAGTAGGACTTGCTCCTTTATATATCCATGAGCATACATTATGTCCTATCACTCGATAAGGTAGTACTAATCCTTCAACATCAAAAGGAGTACTTAATTCAAAAGCTATCTCTACAATATTTTCTGATTCAATTCTATCAATAACATAAGTATCTCTTGGAAATTCTATTGGTGTATTTCCTGAACCGGGATCAGATGCTTCGTCTTTTAAATATTTTTTATATGTTCTTCTTCTATGTACCTTTTTTCCTAAAAGATCGCTTGGTTTTAATGTTCCTAAATCTGTGCCAAATGTTGCAGCAACATTACCAATTCTTAAAAGAGGTCTTTCTGAAGGGCCTGTTGATTTTCTTTCCAACCCTTCCATTGTTATTGGCATTACATCATAGGTATTTAGTTGAGTATTTGTATCATAATCATACATCTGCATAGCAGTTAAATTATCGTCTAAACCTCTTGTATAGTAGAGTTTTGAACTACCATCTGCATTTAATTCTATTTCAAATAAACTTACTAGAGGAGATGCTTGCTCTAATCCTTGTATTTCTTTTATTGCAATTTTTTCTGCCATTATGCCTCGTATACTCTTTGAAAAGTTGCTGATAAACTGTAGTAGTTATCATAGTTATATGTTTGATCCCAGTTTTTACAAACAACTTTTATTGTTCTTGTTGCATTTGTATCGCTTCCTGCTGTATCTTTATCAATTGTCATTTGAAATTTAGTTACTCCACCTAAATCTTCAAAAAAGTCTATTAATGCGTCAATTTCTGCTTTTGGTCTTAAATTAAAAGTAACACTCATTGTTTGTTGTAAATTATTTATTCCATCTGCCAATCTTTGTTCGTACCCATCTCCAAAAGTAACGGAATGAATTTTTGGAGAACTTGTTATTGAAAATCCTTTATCGACTGATACAGGAGCAGAAAATCCTGAAATATTGCTTCCGCCATTTTGTGTTATTGCTGTTGCCATTATCTAGATAAGACTCCTCCAGGTCGTTTCTCTCTTTGGATTATTTCCATTGTAGCAGCTTGTATCATATGTCCTAATTGTTTACCTGTCTCTGCGTCCATGCCTCCACTTGCTGTTGAAGCACCGTCAACATTAATAGTTACATTTGTTGCACCACTACCATTCATTTCTACTGGAATACTTCTTCCATTTGGTAAAGGCACAACTGCTTCATTATATTTACCTTCTCCAACTAGATAAGTAGGTTCTGTTGCAATTCCACCTCTTGAATATCTATTTGCTGAGTTTATAACACCGCCTGAAGCCATTGGTATAATACCACCATCTGCTAAACCTATAAAGGACATTGTAGTAGCTGCCATTTTCATTGCTGCTAATTTTGCAAGTTCAAGTAGTACCATTTTCATCATGCCTCTGAAAGCGTCAGCAAAATTAGCTGTTCCTTCAATTAATTTCATAAACATATCTTCTAATCCTTTAGACATTGCATCATTTGCTATTCCTACTGCACTTATTGATCTACTATACTCTTTTGACTGAGCTTTTATTACCTCTAATTTTTCTCGTTCTTTTGCTATACTCTCGTTTAAATTTTGTAGTCCTACTTCTGATTTAATTAATGATCTTCCGCCCTCTAGTTCGTCAATTTTAAGTTTTATAACTTCTTCTTCTTGTAAAAATGCTAATTTCTTTTTATCTTGTAATAGTAACTTACTTTGCGCATCTTTTTTTGTGTTTAGAAGACTAACTTCATTTTTTAACATAGTTAATCGCATTTCTGCACCTTCAGCACCTCTTAGCTTTGCAGTAGCATTTGCACCAGTTGTTAAACTTCCTACTATTCCTTCTACATCTACTGGGCCTTCGCCTAATCCGAGTCTTTCTCTTAATAAAGTTTCTACTTCGTCACGGTTCATTGGACCTAGCGGTGCACCCATAAATCCTTTCTGTCCTTCTCTATTTATTTGATTAAGTACATCTCGTTGTGCAAGCATCAAAGCCTGTCCTGAGTCAGGTCTAAATTTTCTAGAAAACTGTGATCCTGTTTCTGTAAGAGCTTTTAATGCATCGTCTAAATTTGCAATATCTTTGCCTGCTTGTTCCGCTGTATCTTGAAAAGTGCTAAACCCGTTTAATGATTCAACTAATTCATCTATGCTCATAGCTCCACCACCAGCGACTAAACCTACTATACTATCTATAAAAGCTGTAACAGTTTCAGGTTTTTCGATATCAATTTGATCTGCTAATCTCATAGGCTTAGTAAAGTCTGTAAAACTAAAAGTAGCTCCTCCTGAACCTGTAGTTTTCATTCTTTTAGCAAATTCTTCTGCAAAATTTTGCGCTTCTGCTTTAAAACTAGGGTCGGCTACAGTTGTATTAAGAACTGCTCCTATTACATTTGCAATACTTTCTCTTGTTTTTTTATCAAAGTCACTAATAGTTGCATCTGGAGCTGATTCTTTTACTCCTGGTAATTCTAGTATTTGAGAAAGCCTACCTACTGATTGAATTAATCTAAAAGTTCTTAAAATATTACTATGTATATTTTCTGCTGATTCTGCAGTTTCTTCTAATTCTTTTTTTAATATAGTTCCAGCAGTTGCTCCTGCCATTTGTAATAATTGATCTGTTCTTTGTAATTCATTATTAATTCTATCCTGTTTTTCTTTCATTTCGTCAGTTAAAAATATAAGATCATAAATAAATTTTAAAATAAATCCTGTTGTGAATATAAAAAAGGCTCCATTCACAACTGCACCTAATGCTGCAAATACAGGACTTAATTTTGATGCAACAAAAGTTGCCATGGCAGCTAATCCAGATTGAGCAAGTGCTGTTGGAGCAACTATTGCTGCACTTATTCCTGCTCCTATAGCTGCACCTGCTTGTTGTGTTTGTAAAACAAGTCTGCTCATTGTTCCTTTATTAGCAACTTCCATACGTTTAAGCATAAGTTTAAAGTTTGCTAATTCTGTTTCATTAATTGCTTTTCCAGCTGCTGCTTTTTTCTCCATGTGCACAATCATCATTCTTATAGAACGTCTTTGATTAAGATCACTTTTATTAAAGAAATTTTTCTCTGATATTTCTCGTTTTTTCAAATACCCTAAGAATGTTTTGTTTTTTCTTAATTCTACTGCTGCAAACTCTTGACCACTTAATTTAAATCTAGCTGATGCGGATGTAAAAGCTGCTACACTTTGATCTGCTCTTAACTGAGCATTAGTACCATATGTAGTTAATGCGGCTGTTAAGTTTGTTAAAGCTGGAAATGCTTGTTTTGCAATACTTGTTACAAAGCCTGCAAATACAAGTGCTGCCGCTCCTGCATTTCTTGATAAAAAGTCTGCTACTGCTTCAAGAGGCCCTATAAATTCTGCTAGATTTTTTATGACCTGCATAAACGCAGTTTCTAGTTTTGCAAAATCATTTGTTAGTTCTCCTGCGTGTTCTTCAAAATCACCAAAGTTTTTTGTTAATTGTCTTGAAACTTCTTCAAATACAGCTGCTTGTCTTTGAGCAATAGTAAGTTTATCTGCAACTAAACCATTTGCATCAGCAAACTTTCTTGTAGCAATGTCTAATCGTAGAATAATACCTAATTCATCGAGTAGTTCTGGCTCAGCTTTTGTAACACCACGAATAAGTCTTTGAAAAGAGTCACCCATATCCCTACCAAGAGCAACAGAAGCAAGTTTTGCTCCTTCTGCAAGCTCGGTTACTTGTTGTGCACTAAACCCTGCTGCAGTTGTGATTGCTGCTGCTTGAGCTGCTTCTTTAAAAGAAATTATACCATCAGTTGCTGTTCTAATTGCTTGAGCAACACCCAACATATTTTTACCTGTAGACTGACTGAATAGTTCTAAACCTCTTTGTTGGTTTTTAAGATTAGCAGCTTCTTTTAAACCTTGGAATACCGCAGTAATCGCAAATAAACTAGCTGCTAAAGTAGCGTAAGCGGGTACGAGGCCTCCTTCGATGCCTTGTGCCATTTTTGAAAAGTTTTTAGTAGTATTTGAAGATGCCTGAGCAGCACCTTTTAAATTACGATCAGCAGTTCTAGCAGATTTACCTGTATTATCTAAACTTTGATTAAGCTTTTTTGCTTTTTTATCTACTACACCTAGATTACCTTTATCATCGATAACTAACTGACCAACAATTTTAAACTTACTTGACATTACTTTTTAATTTTTGGAATAGTTCCTACTCCACCTTTGCTACTTCTTTCTTTAGCTTTTCTTTTTTGTTCTAATTCTTTGTTTATTTTATTAACTTTTCTTGCTTCTATATGTTTAATAAAATAAACTATTGTTCGTTTATCTTCTATTTCCCAGATGTCTAGTAGACTTCCGAGTGCAGACATATCCTTACCAAAATATGACCCACTCATTCCGTCCCATCTATCAGGTAGAAGATCGTGTATTAAAAATGCTTGTTGTACTTCTAGTGGATATTGATCCACTGTAACTGGCATTTTATCAGGATTTGGTTCTTCTCCTAATTGTTCGCATATTTTTAAATATTTATCTAAATCTATACTGCCTTGTGTAAAATGTCGTTCAAGTAGTGATATTATTTTATCTACTTGAGCATGGTAAAATTTTCAAGGTCTTGTGTTACTTCCGTTACCCACTGATCGAATCCATTTGAATTCTGCATTAATAACTCAGCATTTTCTTGAGTGTAAGGTAACTCTGATTCTTCGTCCATTGATGATGCGTCTATAAGAACCATTTTTTGTAGATATTTAATCTTTAGTCCTTTCCAACCTTTAATTACTGCTTTTGTATATTCTGTTAAAAACTTTTCATCATCTAGAACTTCTTCAAATCCTCGTGTCTTTCTGTTTAACTTTTGTGAAAGGCATCGAGCTCTTAATTTAATAAGTTCTTCTCTTGCGAGATAACAAAGATCAACTGAAAATCCTAAAAACTCAGGATAGTCTATTGATACTGTTTTACTTGGAGTAAGTAATTCTCTTAAACTTACTTCCGATTTTTTAATTCCTTCTGTCATTTCTTCTCCTATAAAGTGGAGGGCCGAAGCCCTCCAGTTAATTTATTTATGCTCCAGTATAAACAATTTTTGCTTCGTAGTTATCAGCATTACTATCTGGATCAATACTTGCTGGTAACCCATGGAAATTTGTTTCAATTGAGATAATATCATCAATAGAATGTGTTGGAACTTCCAAGTGTGCATTAGGTACTGTAATTGCTACCTTCGGTGTTGAAGCACCGCCAATGTTAAAGGTTAATGAAAAATCATTAACGATTTGATCAGTATCTTCAATAATATTCTCAAATAAGTCTGCACTTGCATTTGATTCAGCATTTAGATAACAAGTAAAGTTACCTGAAACTGATCTTGTACCAGTAACATGACCTAGAGGTTGATTAACAACTCCTAAAGTTTCTGGTGTTAAGAATGAGATATTATTTTCAAAAGTGATATTACCACCTGTTAAAGTTAATCCATAAGTAACACTTGAACCGCCAGCATTTCCTGCTGCTTGTAAAGTAGTTAATCTGTTTCTAATAAAGTTACCTGTACCAGAAACTCCTTCGTTAATTATTGTTGTACTACTTGTTGGAAGTGCTGATTCTTCTGATATAATTTTTCCAAAACCACTCCAATTAATTGTTGCGATTCCATCTATATCAAAATCAATAGATGCTGAGTTTACACAGCAACCTGCTATCTTATATATAGTTTTGGTTCCACTACCAGCACCACCCATTTCAAAGTAAAGATCAAAAGTTCCTAATTCAGCTTTTTCTGATCCTGTGAAATCGATAGTACTTCCACTTGTTGTACCTACAACACCATCTGCCCAAGCAAACTCTGTACTTGTTGCTGAAGGCGCTCCAGTATTTGCGGCTACAAAATTTGCCCAAAGTGGCTCTTCTACAGAGTGATGAATATCGTCTGAACCGTTTGCTTCCCAACCACCTGTTGCACCGTTTGATGATGCAAACGGTCTCATGTAAGTTGAAAAACTCCATTCAGCAGGAGCATATGAATCTGTAAACATTTGTCTACTTCTTCTACTCTTATTTGTAGAGTGCTCTTGCATTTCATTCAATGTAATCTCACTTGTATTTGTACCTTGTGAGAAACTAAATCCATCTAATACAGGAATTTCCCACCTAATATATGCTGATGCACTTGCGGTAGTTCTTTGTACTAAATAAACTTTCGTATCTCGGCTAAAATAAAATGTATCTGCCATTATTTTTCTCCTTTAGTACTGAACTTCTATGACGATTTCTCCAATGCCATAGGGTTCAAGTACTCCTTCATCTGTATCTATGCTCAAAACCGTAGTCTGAGCAGTAGATTGCTTTACATTATTGGAGTCAAAATACTCTAACGGATCATTATCCTCGAGTACTGTCTCCACATCTTCGAGTAATTCTTCTAAACGATAAATTACGTCATCTTCGCTATACACATAACATCTTATTGTTAATTGTAAAAAGCGAAATCTAAAATTTCCACTGTTATATTCACGAGTTTCATTTCCTGCTCCTATGTGAATAGTTGGAAAATCTTGTACTTGGTCCCAGAACTTTAGTCTTCTTGCTACTTCTGTTACCGCTGTTCTAAAAGGTGTCTGCCCATTTATTTGCTCTAACTTTTCTGCTAGTGCTTCAACAACTGCTCTTCTTCTAGTTGCATATGTTCTTCCTTGTGCTGACATTACTTCTTACCTCTCTTGAATCTATAATCTCTTCCTGTTGCTGTTCTTCTCATTGCTATTCCTCTCATAAAATACTCTGATTTTATATTTCTAGCAAGTTCAAAAATAGATTCTTCTATTAATTTTCTAGGGTCTCTATAAAAATCTCCTTGTTCAAATCCGGGCTCAAATGTTTGATATGGGTATAAACCATAAGTATAATTAATATTTACACCACCCGCTTCTGGATTTTTTCTATTCATAGGAGTTACTCCAGTAACCCTTACAGTAGAAGTAAAAGGCCCTTCTCTACCTGTTCCTCTAAAATTTAGTCTTGGACTTCCCATATTTTCTCTGACCATATATGGTAATGCTGAATTTAATCTAGTCATAAGTCCTGCTAATGCTATATTACTTCTTTGTGTTCTTTGTTTTTGTTGTTGTCTAAGTAATCCTGTACCAACTCCTGCCATTGTTGTAATTTTAGATGGTTTTTTTATATTTTTTCCTGCTCTTAATTTTTTCAAAGCAGTTTTAGGTGAAGTTGCATTTTTTACAGCGCCTGTGCTTCTTTTTGATGTAATAGTTTTTGCTTTTCCACCACCAATTACTTTTGTACCTTTTGCTTTAATCTTTTTTCTAAACTTTGCAATTACTGCATCTGCGGCTCTGTCTGATAGTTTATCACTTGCTTCTAAATTTGCACCCTCTTTTCCTACTGTTCTTAGCATAGCCTGCTCTATTTTAGTAACTAATTGCTGACTAAAACCTCTTCGATTCATGTTAGTATTTGCATCTAAATATCTATATGCTTGTTTATTTCGTTTTAGAGTTTGCATTCTTCCATAAACTATATAGTTATCTTTTATCTTACCTTTTGCTACAGGGTCTTCGTGTTTTATATCAATTTTTAATTCATGTTGGTAATAATGTGTTAAGTCTTCTTGCATTGCCTGTTTAACTTCTGCAACATCAAAGTCTTCTTTTCCTTTTACACGTTTTAAAGACGCTTTTATATTTTTTTCCATCTCATCAAAGATTTCTAAACCTTTTAATGCACCTACTGTTGTTTTAGAGTCTTCATCTCCATGACTAAATTGTAATCTTCTAGTCATAAAAGTTTGTGTGTCCGTTTTATCTCCAAAGTTTCTATCCTCTACTTGTTTTTTCAAATCAATACCCATTTGTTTTAATCTGTCAAAAAATAATTTAAGAGCATTACTTCTCATTAATTCATATCCTCTTAGTCCTACTGTTCTAATTGTAAAAGACTTTCCACTCTCACCCATAAAATGACCCACTTTTCTATTTGTTCTTGCTTGTATTTTCATGTTTCTATACAAACTTTCTGCCAATTCTTCTACTTCTTTAAATAAAGGAACTCCTGCTCCTTGAGGAGTAGTACTAGCAATTTCTTTAACATAATCCTTCAGTTCTTCTACACTGATTGTAATAATATGAATTTTATCTTTTTTGAGTTCGTCTCTAAATTTTTCTATAACACCGCTATCTTTATAAATATTTTGTATTACTGTATTTTTCCAAAAATTTATTGCCATTAGATGATTACTCGATATAAGTCAAGTACTCGTTTGATATGGTCAGGAAAATCAGTACTTGTTCTTAAGCCTGCAGAACCTTGGTTTTGGATAGTTGCTCCACCAAGTGTCATTCTCTGCTTATGTTCATCTTTCAAATAGTAAGTAACTAAATCAAAAAGTGCTAATTTAAGATCAGAAGGAGTTGCAGAATATCCTGCATTATACACAACTTCGATTGATCCAAATCCTTTTTTAAAAGCTTTTCGATTACCGTCTGAGTCTACTCTAAAAATAGAATCACTACTAGTATCAATATAATAGTCAGTATTATTTGTAAGTGTAACGTATGCCGTGGTCGGATTATCACGTTCTTTAACTGATGTTACCGATGTAATTGGTGTCTCACTCATAACTACTACTGAAGTATAATTATCAATAATATTAAATGTTTCTGTTTTTGTAGATGAAAAATAGTCTATAAAACTTGTTCCACAATATTTCTTTGCAAGATCAGATACTTGAGGCACTAATATAGCAAGACGATCATCATTGTTGTCGCCTCTTATGCCCTCTGCGTCTTTATATTCTTGTACTGTTATTAAATCTGCCATAATTGAAAAAGTGAGGGGATAGGCTCCCCT